TGTAGACTCATCAATAGCCATCAGTGTTCTATGACATCTTAAAAACTTAGCTGCAAACTCTACACCTTTTTCTGTACTGAAAGCATCTACATTCATAATTAAAATATGTAGGTCTTCACCTGTTTCAAATAGAGTATCCAACTTTAATTGTTGTCCTTTATTTATATTGGCTTGCCACAACACCATTTTTTTATCTATATGGTCCACCATATGTGTAGGTATCTCTGAGTCGAACCAGTTTTTATAAACACCTTTAGGTGCAATTAAAAGTAGTCCGTTAATTTTACCTTTATCATAAAGCATAGATACATTATCTATTAACACTTTAGATTTACCCGTACCCATCTCCATGAAGTACGCAAAGTTTTCTTTATTCCACGATTTTTTTAACGCAGATAATTGATGCTCATAAGGCTTCGTTTTAAATTTATAGTCCATAATATTTCTTCTTTCTATTGACAGTGATAACATAACACTATAAGAGGTGTCAATAGGAAAGTTATGAACACAGTTTATATCATACAAGAATTACCAGGAACTAAGATAGGGGCCCCTAAATTTAATATTATGGGAGCTCAAAAGTTTGGTACATTAAAAACTTTATTACCAGAACACTCACAAATTATATTATCCCCTGGACCATTAATTTTTAAATTAAGAAAATTATTAGATAAGTATACTGCCGATGATTATTTATTACTTACCGGAGATCCTGCAATCATAGGTGTTGCATGTTCAATTGTAGCAGATAAGACAGGTGGTAAATTTAATTTATTAAAATGGGACAGACAAGAAAAAACTTATTACCCAATAGAAATAAATTTATATGAACAAGGAAAGATTGAAGAATAAACTTGACATAGGATATTATGACATTATATTAACAGCATCATTAACTACTACGAAAGGTAAAAAGACATGAGTATAAACTTAGAAGAAGACAAAGTCGATTCGTTAGCAAACACGAATGACATGAAAGAATTATCTGAACAGGTTATTAAATTAAGAACCTTGGAAGATAAGTTCGCTGCAAAAGAAGAAGAATTAAAAAAACTAAAAAATGATATGGACGTTTTATCTGGTGAGGTTATACCTACGATGATGACAGAAATGAATATATCAAAATTTAGTTTATCAGATGGGGCTGGCGTAGAAGTCAAACCCGTCTATGGTGCTTCAATTCCTAAAGCAAAACAGGAAGAAGCATTTGACTGGCTTCGTAAAAATGGCTTAGGGGATCTTATTAAAAATGAGATTACCGTTTCCTTTGGTCGTAACGAAGATAACAAGGCTGCAGAATATGCAGTCCTTGCGCAAGGTCATGGATATCAACCCACCCAGAAGTTAAAGGTTGAGCCCATGACACTTAAAGCATTGGTTCGTGAGCGTATCGAAAAGGGTGATGATATGCCCACGGATCTATTTAATGTGTTCGCAGGAAACAGAACCAAAATAACAAGGAAATAGAAACATGAACAAAGAACCAACAATAAAGAAAAATGGTGCATTGGCTACAAACGTAGTGTTTGAAGCAGATGCAAATGTGCAGACTGGAGTGGTAGGACAAGATGATCTTGCATTACCATTTCTTAAAATACTTGGACAGTTATCTCCAGAAGTAAATAAGAGAGACGGCAAGTATGTTGAAGGTGCTGAACCTGGAATGATTTATAATTCAGTAACAGGTGAACTCTTCAATGGTGAGCAAGGAGTCCCAGTGATTCCATGTTACTACAAACTCGAGTATGTCGAGTGGAAAGATAGAGGAAAAGATGGATCTGGTGCGCCAGTAAATATCTATCCTTCATCAAGTGACATCATGACTAAAACAACTAGAGGTGCAGACTTTAAAGATAGACTTCCAAACGGTAATTATATCGAAAAGACTGCGCAGCATTTTGTGGTAGTCAATAGTAGTTCACCAACCACTGCGTTGATTGCTATGAAATCTACTCAATTAAAAATTAGTAGAAAATGGAATAGCATGATGCAAAGTATTAAGATGCAGGGTAAGAACGGTATGTTCACACCAGCATCTTTTAGCCATCTTTATCAGCTAAAAACCGTGCAACAGTCTAACGACAAAGGTACATGGTTTGGTTGGGAAGTGAGCAAGATAGGTCCAATTGAAGATGCTGCAACGTATCAACAAGCCAGAAGTTTTGCTGAAAGCATTTCTAAAGGAGATGTTCAAGTTAAACATGGTGAAGATGATACTGCAAAATCTTCGGATGGAGCAGCTCACTACTAAAAATTCCCCTCCGGGAATGGTTGCAACAGAGGTGGCGAAGCGAGAGTAGAGCCACCTCTACTAAAGAGGAAAGATGGAAAATAAATTTATAGAAATATTTACAGGTCTTAAAAGAGACTATGGTTACGCAGATATAAACTCTGCGTACAAAGATCCTTCTACAGGTAAACTTAAATTAAAATATGGCTGGGCAGCTAAAGAATTATTAGAGTCTGATTATTTAGATCACCTTGCAGGTAAAAAATCTATAGGTATTCAACCCTGTAATGATGATGGACTCGCAAAGTTTGGAGCAATTGATATTGACTCTGATGAATATGACAATTTTGATTTAAGAAAATATTTAGAAATTATTGATAAGAAAAATATTCCAGTAATACCTGTTAAATCTAAAAGTGGTGGACTCCATATTTATGTGTTCTTTAAAGAACCCGTCAAAGCAAGTTTTGTAAGAAACTTTTTAGACAAATTATTATTTACATTTGATTTAAAAGCATCAACAGAAATATTTCCAAAGCAAACACAACTTGGTGTAGGCTCAGATCAAAAACCAATCAATGGTAATTTTATTAATCTGCCTTATTACAATCGTAATGAAAGAGTGGGTGTGAATCTAGACGGTACGGAGTTTACCTTTGAGCAATTTATAAAAGTCGTCGAGGCTAACACAAAAACAAAAGAAGAACTAGAAGAATTTGCAGATGAATTAATTAGACTAGAACTTACTGGTGGTGCAGATGAATTCATAGATGGTCCTGTATGTTTACAAAGATTATCAAAATCTAAGCTAGATGATTACAGAGATAGATTTATTTATAACTACATGGTGTTTGCCAAAAAGAAATACCCTGACAATTGGGAAGAAAAACTTTTAGAAGGTGCTAGAAATTATATTGTCTATGATAACATATGGGGTGATGAGAAAGTAAAACAAAAAATTAAAGCTTACAAAAAAGATACTGCCGGCCATACTTGTTCAGAGGAACCTATCAATAGTATGTGTGTTAAATCAGAATGTTTAAAAAGAAAATTTGGTGTAGCGTCTGACAAAGTAAAAAGGTTTCCAACATTGTCTGCACTCATTAAAATAAATCATGTACCAGATCCAGAATTTAGATTTACTGTACACTATAATGACAAGGTTGAAGGTGAAACTACGCAGCAAATAATTGCAAAAGATATTAATTATATGATGGACCAAGAAAAACTTAGACGTTTAATAGGTGCTCATACTCCTGTTCCACCACCACGAATAAAAGACGATGACATGCAAACAATTTTAGACAATCTATGGCAAGGAATGAAAATAGAAAAAGCTCCTCCAGGCACATCTCCAAAAGAAATATTACATAAACACTTAGAAGATTATGTCTATGGTGTTCCAGCTGTAAGTGATGCTGCATTTAGAAGTGGTAGTACATTGATAGATACAGATGGCTTTGCTTATTTTGTATACGATCCATTTTATAATTTTTTAAAAAACAAAGAGTGGAAAGTTAAAATAGATAAGACAGGACAAATGTTAATAGATTTTTTCAAAGCGGAACTAGGACATGGCAAAAGATATCCTAAAAAACCTACGCAGAAAAAATCAAACAATCCAGTAAGATGTGTAAAAATCCCTATGAGTAATTTTACAAAAGAGGAAAATGAAATAGAGATTTTACCAATGAAGAGTAAAAAAGATATTCTTTAATGACAAAGGTTACAAAGATTTATGGCCCTCCAGGTACAGGGAAAACAGAAAAATTAATTCGAAGAGCCATGGCCTACATAAGAGTAGGTACTCCAGTAAATAAAATAGGTTACTTTGCATTTACACGTAAGGCAGCTCATGAAGCAAGAGATAGAATGCTTAAGAAAAATCCTGAGTATAAAAAGAAACAACTTAGATATTTTCAAACTTTACACTCTTTAGCTTTTCATAGTCTAGGACTTAGAGAAGAAAACGTTATGCAGGATTATCACTATAATGATCTTGGAAAAGAATTAAGTATAAGAGTTAACGCTAAAAAAGATGCTGACGCTTCACCTTACTTAACTTGTGATAACGAATACTTTCAAATTATTTTAAAAGCAAAAGAAAAGGATATTGCAGTATGGGATGAATATTGCACAGGAGAACATTCAACAAATGTAAAACCTGATTTGTTAAAACATATTGAAGCAAACTACAATCATTACAAACATCCAGATATAAATAACTTAGTAGACTTTACTGATATGATTCATGACATCGTGCAGCAACCAAACAAAGTTCCAAACTTTGATGTAGTGTTTATAGATGAAGCTCAAGATCTATCACCAATACAATGGAAACTGTATGACATATTAAAATCTAAATCAAAAAATATTTATTTAGCTGGTGATGATGACCAAGCAATTTATGGCTGGGCCGGAGCAGATGTAGATAGATTTATTCAAGAACCTGCTACAGAAAAAGTATTGTCAAGATCTCGAAGAATTCCAAGAGCAGTACAAGATGTGTCAGAAATTATTACTGCACGAATCGCAGGACTTAGAGCAACTAAAAATTATTTACCAAGAGATGAAGAAGGATTGTGTAGTAAAATCAATAGTTTAGAGAATGTAGATCTTCACCAGGACAACTGGTTAATCCTCACTAGAACTTTATCTAGAGCTAAAGAAGTGTGTGATCTTTTAAAAGTAAAAGGTTTGTATTATGAAAACAGACATCAAAAAAGTTACAATACAAAACTTTACAAAGCAATTATTAATCATAGCAAATGGTTAAATGGTGAAGAGGTATCGGACACTGCACTAGAAGATATAAAAGAATACATGGGTAACCGAGAACTAAAAAAAGATTTAAAATGGTTTGAATGTTTTGATAATGCACCAGCTGATGACAAAATTTATATAAGATTAATGTTGTCAAATAAAGAAAGATTAAGTGATGATGCACGAATCAAAGTATCTACTATTCACGCTGCAAAAGGAGGTGAATGTGAGAACGTAATTTTAGTATTAGACAATGCTAAAAAGATAAGAGAAGCTATTACTAAAAGTATAATAAAGCGTGACGAAGAGCACAGAGTGTGGTATGTAGGCTGCACGAGAGCAAAAAGAAACTTATATTTAATGAGAGCAAAAATAGAACGAAAGGGATATCCATTATGACATCAGAAGATATATTTAAAGAATCATTTCCACAATACACTCAGGTAGGCGGGAATCACTATACAAAGTTTCCTATTCAACCTTATGAGTTTATTTCTAAAAACGACTTGAGTTTTTTCCAGGGCAACGTTGTGAAGTACGTTTGTCGTTATCAGAGAAAAGGCGGTATTGAAGATCTTAAAAAGATCGTACACTACTGTCAATTAGAGATGTTAAAAATAAACGACATGAAAAAGAAAAAGTAATGCCTAATAGAAATTTAAAAACTAAAAATATTACAGTAAGCAAACATAAGTTTCGTTTAGAAATTTATAATAGATTAGTTGATTGGGAAATATTTCCTCATGACTACAGCGCAGCTCTGTATGCATTTAGTAATAAAGATAGATTAAATAAAATAATAGAAAAGAAATACGTATTACAAAAATGAAAGTACCTCTATTTGAAGCACAGACAGAATGGAATGAACCAGAAGAATATCCGGATCTAAGAAAATACGACGAGATTGCAATTGACTTAGAGACAAGAGATCCTGATTTAAAATCTAAGGGTAGTGGATCTATTATTGGTAATGGTGAAGTCGTAGGTATTGCGGTTGCTGTACCTGGTAGAAAATTTTATTTTCCAATTGCTCACGGATCAGGGCCAAACATGGATCGAA